GAGATTTTCCGTGAGGGGGAGAAAGACGAGGGTATCTACCAGTCCGTGTTCATCCCCTGGTTCATCCAGAAAGAGTATCGTTTCCCACCACAGACCGAATTCAGACTGGAAACGGCGCCGCCTGACGACACGAACGTCTCCGAGGCCGAACTCGCTCGGACATTCGACCTCGACGATGGCCAGATGATGTGGCGGCGTCTCAAGGTGAAAGAACTCGGCCTGCAGAGGTTCAACCGTGAATACCCCTGCACCCCCATGGATGCATGGTCGTCGATCGAGACGGACACGTTCATCAACCCTGCGGCAATTCTGCGAGCCCGTGGCCGCGATACGATTCCGGCTGGCCCGAAGATCATGGGCGTCGACCCGGCTGGCGGTGGCGGGGACCGCTTCGCCATCGTCATGCGCCATGGCAACGCCGTGACAGTCAAGGAATGGCGCACGAAACTTCAACACGCTGAGGCCGTTCAATGGGTAAAAGACATGATCGACCGACACGACCCCGACCGCGTGAATATCGACAGCGGAAACATGGGGCAGGCGATCGTCACGTCCCTGAGAGCCTACGGCCCTTCATACAGCGACAAGATACGGGCAGTCAGCTTTGGGTCGCCCTCGCAGATGAAGATGGCCAACCGCAGCCGCGTAGGACCGGAGAACCGGCGGGCAGAGATGTATGGCAGGCTGAAAGAGTGGCTGGAAGACCCCGAGGGCTATGCCTCGATACCGAATGACGATGACCTTGCTTCCGATCTCGTGTCAGTCCGCCAGATACACCGCACGAACCTCGATTGGTTACTGATGTCGAAGGCCGACATGAAGACCCGAGGATTGCGGTCGCCCGATCTCGGGGACGCCCTGGCCTTGACTTTTGCCTCAAAAGAGTATTTTGAGCCAAAACCAGAACGCCGGGTTTCCTTGAGCGAGGTAGAATTAACCCCGACTGTGGCAGTGTCGTATCATGAGTTCGAGAACTCCGAAGGTGGGTGGATGCTCTAGATGGCTTACGACACCGATACGTCCCGACGCCGCAAGCCAGCGGTCCCCAAAGGCTACAGAAACGCCGAGGAGTTCCTCTCCGAGATGCGTAAACGCTTCGACCAGGGGATCGAGGCCGATAACGACAATCGTATAGCGGCGCTGGAAGACATCCGGTTCACTTTCGGCGAACAGTGGGACTCGAACGTCCTCAAACAGCGCAAGAGAGCGCGCAAGCCCTGCCTGACGATCAACCGCCTTCCTGCGTTCGTGGCGCAGATCATCGGGAATCGTCTCATGAACGAGACTGAAATCCGGGTATACCCCATGCAGGATGGCACGCGGGAGATCGCGGAAGTCCGTCAGGGGATCATCAAGGCCATATTCAGGAACTCGCAGTCCGATTTTGCCCGCGATGAGGCGATGAAATACCAGACCATCTGCGGTATCGGGGCGTTCCAGCTTTGCCTGGAATACAATAACGACGAGGTGTTCTACCAAGACGCCAAGATCGAGCCGATTGCCAACCCCTTTGCGGCTGTGTTCGACCCCATGGCCGTTCTTCCGTGCGCGGGAGACAGCCGTTTTGCGTTTGTGGTGGACGACATCGCAATCGGCGATTTCAAAGCGCGCTATCCGTGGGCGGCGACCACTGGATTCGGGGATTCCGCGGCCACCACGGGCACTGGCACGACGACCTGGTATGCATCCGACTGCATCAAGGTGGTCAGCTACTGGCGGCGGATCGAGGACGGCCGGCGCACGATTGCCCTGCTTCAGAGCGGAAGCACGGTCGAGATCGAACCGGAGATGCTTGAGGAGCGTCTTTCGGTCATCTCCATCCTGCCGGATGGCTCTCCGAACCCCGAAGCGATTGTCCGGCGCCCTGACGGCACACCGATGGTCCGCGACGTGCCCCGGATCGTCTGCCAGAAGTATCTTTGCTCGGGCGGAGACATCCTCGAAGGCCCCTACACGCTTCCTGTGTCGTCTGTTCCGGTCTACCGGGTTCCCGGATGGGAACTGCGGGAGGGCGACAAGGTGCATCGTTGGGGCCTGGTGAGGCTTCTCAAAGACCCTCAGCGCCTTCACAACTACCAACGCTCGATCGCGGCCGAACAGATGGTCGCAGCGCCCCGCAACAAGTGGGTGGCGACCAAGGAAGCCGTTGCGGGATACGAAAAGGAGTGGCGGAACAGCCATCTGAGTGACGATCCGTTGCTGATCTACAACTCGGAGGGCATGGAGCCCAAGCGGCAAGATCCGCCAGCGCTCGACGCGGCGTTGCTGACCGAGACACAGATGTCCGTGCAGGACATTCGGGATGTGTCCAACATCCACGAGGCGTCTTTGGGCCAGAAATCGAACGAAGTGTCTGGAAGAGCCATTCAGGCGCGCCAGTCCGTCAGCGATCTTGGCAGTTTCGTCTACCACGACCGGCTTCGGATTGCCGAAGAACGGTGCGCGAAGAACCTTCTGGAACTTATTCCGACCGTTTACGACACGATGCGGACGGTTACGATCCTCGGGGAGAAGGACAAGGCCCTTCAGGTCGTTATCAACGACCCTACGGACCCCGATAGCGACATCACCATGGGCAAATACGGTCTGACGGTGACGACTGGCCCCGCGACAGTCACAAAACGGGCTCTGGCGGCCGAACAGATGATGACTTTCGTGAACGCAGCGCCCGAAAGCGCCGTTCTTGTGATGGATTTGGTCGCGGAAGCCCAGGATTGGCCCCAGGCGTCCGAGTTTGCGCGTCGTTTCCGTCTGAATCTGCCGCCTGGCGTCGTTCCGCCTGATGAATTGCCGCCTGAAATGCAGGAAATGCAGGAGCAGCAAAGCCAGGCGGCGCAGATGGCTGCGGAGATCGACATGAAACTGAAGGAAGCCGAGATTCAGGCTGTCCGGGCCGAAGTCGCCGAACGGATGGCCCGCGCTGTCAATCTTCGGGCAACCGCACGCAAGGCTTTGTCTGACGCCGATGCTCGGGCTCGTGACGTGGACGCCAAGGTGGAAACCAGAGACTCGGACAAGATTTTCAAGGCCATGGAACTGGCCAATTCTTTGCAAGAGGACGGTGACGATGACCGAACAGAACCCCGACGCAAACGCGGTTGACACTCAGGAAACCGATATTTCGATCTTCACGCCGGCTGCGTTGCGTGAGGCTCCCAAGGAGGAAACCGGGGATGAGCCCGAAGACGCGATTCCTGTGGCTGCTGACGCCGGCGAGACTGGCGATGATGCAGGCAGAGATGACGACAGCGGCGCTGAAGATAGCGAGGAAGTCGAAAAACTCAACAAGTCCAAGCGAACCACCGCCGAACGCATCAACAAACTGACGGCGGATCGTCGGTATTGGGAGCGCGAAGCCCTTGCACAGCGCACTCGGCTTCAGCAACTCGAAGCCGAACTAGCGGCCGCGAAAGCTGCAAAGGAAGACCCCTTGACACCTGTTGCCGAGGGGAATAGAGATCCGACTGTTCAAGGCCCCGATCCGAGAAATTATCGGTATGGGGAACTGGACCCGCAGTATTTCTCTGATCTGGCGGATTTCCGCGCGGAGCAGAAAATACAGGCGCTCCTGCAAAAGCAGGAAGAAGCTCAGCGCGCGGCTGCTGCCGAGCAACATCTTGCTCAAGTCCGCGAAAAGGCTGCCCAGATCACGGAAATCGGCCAAGCCAAGTTCTCCGATTTCGATACGGTCGTTGTGGAAGCCGCCAGGAATGGCGAGTTCCCTCTGACCCAGGAGATGTTCGAGACCGCAGCGGAAACAAAGGTCGCCGCTGAGATTCTCTACTATCTCGCTCAAAATCCGGTGGAGGCGGCCAGAGTCGCTGACATGAACCCGCGGCAGCAGGCTCTCTGGTTTGGCCGGAAAGAGGCCGAGATGTCTCAGCCAGCCCGTCCCAAGCCAAAGATTGTTTCGAGCGCACCGGACCCCATCAGTCCCGCCAGGGGGTCCACGGGCCAGTTCAGCACTTCGGCGGCAACCGCAGATTTTCTGGCTTTCGAGAAGATGGCCAACAGTAAGGGGTAAATGCCGTGGCAAACCAGTTTCTCAACGCACAGGAGTATGCGAATGTCATGCTCCTTCTGGCCAAGAACCAACTCGTGACCGGGAAGCTGGTCAAGGGCACGTTCCGGGACCAGGTGACCGACGAAAACGGCCTCAAGATCAATGTGAAGCGTCCTCCGCGGTTCGCTCGCAACGATGCTTCGGCCAAGAGCGCCGCGCTGGCGACCCAGGACATCGTCACTGGTTCCATCGACATTGCGGTGGACCAGTATGCGAAGGTCCACGTGGCTGTGGGCGACATCGAGTATGTCGAGTCCTACAACGCGCTCATGCGTTCGGAGGTCATGAAGTCGGCTGCTTCGACGCTTGCTCACCAGATCGACGCGCATCTTCAGCGTCAAGTGGCCAAGTTCTTCTCCTACGTCGGTGGTTCGACGCCGGCAACGGACCCGGACAATTTCATCCAGAGCCCCGCGGCCTTCAATCGGGTTCACACCCGACTGATGAACCTCGGTGTTCCGAACACGGACCTGGTTTCGACCGTTCTGTTCGAGGATGGCGAGAACATTCGTGGTTCGCTGATCGGCGGCAATATCCAGAACGTGAACCGGGATGCACTGAACAGGATTCGCATCCCGATCCTCTCGGAGATTGACCTCTACGCCACGCAGCAATGCCCGGCGGTCACGAACGGCACCCGTGTTGCGGCGAACACGACGTTGATCAACAACGGCACTCTGAGCGTCAACTATCGTGATGTGAAGGACACCATGGTCCAGACCCTCACGGTTGACGGTCAAGCGGCCGGCGCCACTGTTCGGGTTGGTGAAATCCTCACCATCGCCAACGTGTTCGCGTGGGATTGGCGGAACAATGTCCAGCTTCCCTACCTTCAGCAGTTCACGGTGCTCGGTGGCTCCTCGACTGCTTCGGGTTCGGTTCCGGTCGGTTCCCCGCTCAACACGCCGATCGTTGCCGACGCTGGCGGTGCCATGAACCTCATCGTCAACCCCCCGCTGATCGTCCAGGGCACCAACGACGGTATCTCGACCGCAGCCAACACTGCGTTCGCAACCGTCAACGCTGCTGCGGTGGACAATGCGGTTGTCACCCACCTTGGCGCGGCCAACCTGACCCGCCGTATCCGGGGTGCGTGGACCCGCTCCGCGATCCAGTTGGTGAGTGCTCGGCTGCATCAGCCCTTCACGGGTGAATCCAGCTACGCGGTGGATCCCGAAACGGGTATCTCCATTCGCTACTGGCGCGGGTCGGACATTGCTACCGGCCAGCACATCCATCGGTGGGACTGCATCTACGGCGCCGAGAACATGGACCCGTTCATGGGCGCTCTGGTTGCTGGCACCGCCTGACCATGAGAGGGGGAAGGCTCTTGACCTTCCCCCTCCTTTTTCGGTTTAAGGGGCGTAATGCCACCAAAGGAAAGGCATTTACATGGGCAACCAAACATTCCCCTCGTTCCGTTACGGCCCTGGCGGTCGGTCGGCTATTTTCAGATCGGCCGAGGAAGTTCCCGAGGGCTGGCAAGATCACCCTTCCAGGGTGGTTGAGTCGAAAACCGAAGAGCCCAAGCCTCGGGGTCGTCCAAAGAAGGTCGTCGAGAGCGAAGCCGAACCCGACGTTGAGACGGATATGTTCTGATGCTCGCACAGGAAGCCGTAGAGCGCGCCTACAGAGAGGCAGCGATCAAGACCGTCAACAGCCCCGCTTTCACGCCAGCGGAACTTGATGAGGGCCTGTCGCGGCTCAATGGCTTCCTTATGTCCCTGTTTGGCGCGGAGATCGGGGAGAACCTTTCTGAGTGGGCTGTGCCTACTGTGCAGATCGCCGCGCCGCTCAACGCGGATCCGGTGGCGCTTCCCTTTCCGTCCAACCAGTCAGACTACGACCAGACCTTTCCGATTGGCGAAAGAACGCCAGCGTCCACAGCCTATGTGAGCCAGCCGCCGCAGAACTCTCGGGTGCTGTGGCGTGGAGGTTCGGCTGGAACCGTCTATCTTCCGTCCAATCCTTCGGATGGTGCTCGCATGGCCTTTGTCAGCGTAGCTTCGCCTGCCAATCTGACGATAGACGGCAATGGCCGCCTGGTGGACGGCGCATCGACGATGGTGCTGTTGCCTGGATTTGACCCGTTGACCCTGTTCTATCGGTCGGATTTGGCCGATTGGCGTCCGATCCAGCCGTTGACCCTTACCGACCCGTTGCCGCTGCCGCCCGAGTTTGACGATCTGCTCGTGGCCGGCACCGCAATTCGTCTGACCGGCCTTGACGAGATCGATCCGACTGCCGGGACCATGTTCATCTACAACCGGCTTCTGCCGCGGTGCAAGCAACGATACACGCAGCGGGCATCGACCAGCTACGGCGGCCAGAACGTGCCCGATACCCACCAAAGCTACAACCAGTGGTATGGCGGCAACCCGTGGTAACTGTTAATCTCTGGAACACCGACTGGCGGCGTAGTGTAGCGGGTGAGCCCTTCATTCCGCTCCGCAACCGCTATCTGGAAGCCAACCCGACGAACTTGAAGGAGGGGACCGCGATCCTGTCGCGGCCTTCCAACCAACGGTTTGTCAGTGTCGGAGAAGGCCCGATTCGTGCGCTGTTCAGCGAGCCAGGTAGCTTTGGCGGCGCGCTGTTTATCGTCTCGGGGCAGGAGTTATACCGGCTGGACCCGACGAACATCGTTACCTTCATTGGTTCCGGCATTGCGGGGAACCCGGATGGCTTTCCGAGCATTGCTATCACTTCGGCTCTTGGCTCCGGAACACCCGAGTTCTGCTACGTTGCCGACGGCACGACGCTTTGGCTTTACACGGAGAACGGATACGCGCTCGGAGTTCTGTCGGCTGCGGGGGCGATCCAGAACAACGATGTCATCGAGATCGGCGGCGTGTATTATCAGTGGACCAACGCCAGTGTAAACGCCGGAACGCCTGCTGGCACTTCAGCCAATCCGTGGCTGGTGCAGCTTGGCGGCTCGAATGTCGTATCTCTCGACAATATGCGGGCAGCCATAAATAACGACGGGGACGCCGGCACGCAGTATTCCACGTTGCTGGTGGAGCACCCGACTGTTCTCGGCCGGTCTTCAACAGCCCTCACGCTTCGGGTGCAGGCGCGAGATGTCGGCGCTCCCGGAAACGGTATCACGACAACGGAGACGGGCGCAAACATCTCCTGGGGCGCGGCTACGCTTACGGGAGGCGGGTCGCCCTATCTGACGACCGTGGATATGCCCGACGATCTGGCGCCTGTCAGCGTGGCTTTCGTTGCCGGATATGTCATTGTGGTTCCGAAGACGACGAATGTGAGTGGTTTCAACGGGCGGTTCTTCTGGATCGAGCCCGGTGAGACGTTCATCCGGCCTTTGAACTTTGCCACGGCTGAAAGGTCGCCGGATCCCCTGTTTGCTGTTCGGGTCGTCGGAGATCAATTCTGGCTTCTTGGAGAGAAAACCACGGAAGTCTGGTATCCAACCGGAGATTTCGAGGTTCCGTTTCTCCGGGTGCAGGGCCAGGTCTTTGATCGTGGCACCGTCGAGGGCACAGACGCGCAGATCAAGGACACCATCATCGTTGCGGATAGCGACGGGGTGGTGTATGCCATTTCGGGTGGTGCGCCGCAGCGCATTTCGGACAACAGCGTAGAGGAAAGAATCCGAACCGCTCTCAGACTGGCAAAGGTGCTTTGATATGGCTATTGAGTGGATGGAAAACTTTTCCCTGTATGGCACCGGAGCAACCGCAACCAACCTGATGTTGAACGGGCTGTATGCCAGCACGACCAACGAAGCGGGGTCTAACCCCCAAGGCGGATCACTCAACACCGTTGTAACCGATCCTGATCCTAATGCTACCGGTAGTATTGTTTTTAGGATGGGCACGACACTTAACAACGTAGGAACTGGCACTACTACGTCCTTTACTAATCTACTTAGGAAAGTTCTAAATACCCCAAAAACTGCGGTTGGTGCTGGCGTCAGGTTGTGGTTTAATACGCTCCCTTCAAGCGTTGTAGACACATGTTGTGGAATTTTCCAGTTCAAGGACAACAACAACAATATTATTTTCAATGTTGAAGTTACTCCTACCGGACGAATTCAATGTTGGAGGGGGACGATTACTGAGTCAAGTGGCGCCAGTTCAAACGTTAATCGCGCGACTATTATCGCAGAAACAGTCGGTCCTGTAATTGTCACTAATGCGTGGCAGCACGTTGAAATCAAGGCTACATTTGATAGCATAAACGGCGCAATTGAAATCAGGGTTGATGGAGTTACGGTTATAAACGCTAGCAATATCAATACGTCTGCTAGCAACGCTCCTTGTGCAGCTATTGCGTTTCATAATTTCCGCCGGGGCACAGGCGGGCTAGGCCCTCCGGTCTGGCACATCAAGGATTTTATTATTTGGGACACCACCGGCACCTACAACAATAATTTTCTTGGGTCTGTGTCTATTGTCAAACTTGTTCCTGACGGCGATGTTGCTCTTAACTGGGCGCCTTCGACGGGTTCAACCGGGTGGAATCTGCTGGACAACAGCCCGCCGCTGGACGCCACGCAATACATCTCCGCCGACAATGCCCCGCCCGATGCCTATGTTTGCAGCCTGACAAATCTGCCCCCTGATATCACCAGTGTCCGGGGAGTTATGTCCATTCACAGGTCGCGTAAGATCGACGGCGGTGACGGCAATATCCAAGTGTCGGTGGTTAGTGGGACCGATGAACAGGCTGGCGCGGATCGTCCGATCACGCCCGCTTTTACCTATTGGTTCGACATCTTCGAGGAAGACCCCGCCACCAGTGCGCCCTGGACCCCGACCGCTGTCGATGCGATGAATCTGAAGATCGACCGGACGGTCTAATGGCTGATACGCCTGAAATTGAGACTTCACAGGCCGCGGCTCTATCTCTTAACGAGGGAGAACCTGACCTAAATCTGTCACAGGCTACGGTTTTTTCCCTCAGCGGGGGGAACCCGGACCTCAACTTGTCCCAGTTTTCTTTGTTTACTGCCTATAACCTTGCTTCGCAGCAAGTGGACATGTCGCAGTTTTCGTCTATGGTGCTGTTTGGCTCCGGTTCGCCGTTTCAAATATCGCAAACCGCAGTTCTGGTAGCGGTAACAGGAAAGCCGGAAATCCGCAAAGCCCGTGCCTGGGCTTTCAGCCTCGATGGCCATGATTTCTATGTGCTCCGCCTTGGTGAGAGCAGTAGCCTTGTCTACGATCTGACCACGAACTCGTGGAGCACATGGTCCAACAAGGGCACCCCGACATGGAGGCTGCATCTCGGTCTCAACTGGCTGTCTATCGACAAAGCCAACTATCTCGGAGGCGCAGCTACCAATGTCGTGGGGGGCGACGACAATTTCGGCCTTCTGTGGACACTGGATCCGAACAATGGCCTCGATGACAGCCCGATCGAGGAAAACCCGCCTGAAGACTTCGAGCGTCGTGTCTCGGGTGGCGTCCCGGCCCGTATGCGCCAGTCCGTCCGTAACAATGCGGTGTTTCTCGTTATCAACACCGGGAACCCGGCTTTTGTGCCGGCGGCCATCACGCTTTACACCAGCGACGACAACGGCAAGTCGTTTCAGGACCAAGGCTCGATTGACGTTCCGGCCGGCGAAGACAGCGCCGAAATCATGTGGCGTTCTCTCGGCCTCATTCGGGCGCCGGGGCGGATTTTCGAGTTTCGGGATACTGGCGCCACTGTTCGGATCGACGGCCTGGATGTGCGCCTGAACGGAGACACGCAAGATGGCTAAGCCCCCGAGGCTCCGAATCGACCCTCTCAACATCAAGAGGCCGATCGTCGATCCCGAGACCGGAACTCCCACCTCGACGTTCATGCGACTGTGGGAGCAGCTATTCGGCAATGAGAGCAGCACGGCTGACGGTGTGGATGGCAAGGCGGACAAGTCGATTGTCCTGACGGCCGGAACCGGCCTCACTGGTGGTGGAAACCTGAGCGCGGATCGCACATTCAATCTGTCAAACACGTCGGTTACGCCGGGAAGTTACACGAACACGAACCTAACTGTTGACGCGCAAGGCCGGATTACGGCTGCAACCAGCGGTTCAGGTGGCGGAGGAGGTGGTGGTTTGTTTTACGACTCATTTCTGTCCTATGGACAGTCAGCTTCTACCTCAAGTTTTGCGACAAAAGGTATATATTTTATGCCTCTTGCTGATATGGAAATCTCTGCTTTAGTCGCTACACTAACTTTAGCCGCCGGGGGGAAGTATAACGCAAGAGTTTATGAAGTGTCGGGCCTTTCTTCAACGGCCACGATTACGGCAGTTGTTGATAACGGCGTTGAATATACTGCCCCAACTACAGTTACACTAGCCACAATTCGGCTTAATCTGACGGCTCCGGTCACGCTTATCGAGGGAGTTCAGTATGTCCTAGCGGTGTCCAGAACTGACGCAGGTGGAACTTTTGTCCTACCAATAGGTGCCAGCGCTTCCGGAGGACTACAAGGGATTATTTTCCCTGCCGTCGTCGCGGCTCGGTGCCAGATACCCCTTGCAACCCCGGTGGTAACTTCGGTGACTTCGGGTTTTGCCGCTTCGGGGTTTTTCAGCATTGGTGTTATTGGCGATCCGGGCAGTATCGTATGATTACCTTTCTCACATGCGCCAGAACGCTTCAGGAGCGCGTGGACCAGCCGGACATGGCTGGTATGGTGGAAGATGGTTTCAACGCGGCAGTGTGGTTGGCCGATCCCGACAACATTGCCGTAACGGACGGTCGGAACATTCTCATGTTCGAGCAAGTGGGAGATCGCGTCTACAAGGGCCATTGGTTGATGGTCGATCGCGTGCCAAAAGCCTTCTTGACGGCTATAGATTTGCTGCGGTATATGTTCGTCGCTTGCCAGGCTCGCGCCATTGTCGGAATGGTGCCCGCGTTCAATCGCGCTTCTCGGTGGTTTACACGTCAGATGGGGTTCAAGTCTCTTGGTTTGACGGACACAGCAGAGGGTCAGCAGGAGCATTTCTCCATGACCCGCCAGAAGTTCGAGGCGCGCTATGGGTTTTTTGAAGTCCAGGAGGAAGCCGACCAACCTTCAGTATCGGTATATCACTGACACGTTCAGGCCGATTGCTTCCCAACTTGCCGCGCAGGGCTCCCAGGGTCTTGGCGCCTATATGAACGCCTTGACGGGCGAAGACGGCGGCGCGGGTTTCGATAACTTCAAGCGATCCATTGGCTACCAGAACATCTTTGGTGAGGCCATGCGCGGCGTCAGCGGATCGGCTGCGGCCCGCGGCCTTCTTCAGTCCGGTTCGACCCTTCGGGGGCTTCAGACGCGCGCCGGCCAACTGGCGCAGGGCGCCTATCAGAACTATCTCGGCAATCTGTTGCAGGGCTCGCAAGTCGGACTGCAAGGCGGTCTGGGGGCCGGCCAGCTTATTGCCGATGTCGGATCGCAAAACAGGAAGACGGGTGGTCTTACGGGCTTCCTCGGCGCGCTCGGACAGATCGGCCAGGTGGCTGGCGGTCTTGCAACGCTGTCGGATCCGCGGGCCAAGGATAACATCGAACTGATCGACACGAAGCCGGACGGCCTTGGCGTCTATCGTTTCACTTACAGGGGAGACGACCGGGAGCATATCGGCGTGCTGGCCAACGAGGTTGCGGTCCTGCGTCCCGAGGCGCTTGGCCCGCTTGAAAACGGTTTCCTGACGGTGGATTACTCCAGGCTGGACGTGTCCCGTGCCTGAAAACTACCTCGGCAGCGTGCTGACCTCGCCCCTTCCGCAAATGCCGCAGATGCCGGGTCTCAACCTGCCGCCCGTGCGACAGGCGCGCCCGAAAAGGAACTTCCTGGAGAAGCTTGGCACAGTAGCCGACGCCTTTGCCATGGCAGGGGGCGTCGAGCCGGTCTACCGAACCGAGATGACTCGCCGCCAGCAGATGGAGCGAGCCGAGCAGGTCCGGCAGGCCCGTGCCCGTCTGGCTGCCAACCCCAACGACGAAGAAGCTTTCGCTTTTCTGTTTCAGGAAGGCCCCGAGCAGGCCGTAGCCGCACGCAATGCGCTTCGCCCTCCCGGCCCGCAGCTTATGAAGGTCGGCACCAATCTTGTTCGTGTGGGCGAGGATGGGACGGTCGAGTCGGTTTTTGAGGCTCCGCAGAGTGTTTCACCGTCTGCCGACATTCAGCTTATCGAGCGCCTGACCGAGATTTTTGGTGGCGATCGGCAGAAGGCGGTGGAGTATTGGTCGCAGATCAAACTCCCCCCGACCACAGCCGCGATCCGCCGCGGTGGCGGTGGCACGGAACTGTTCCAGGTTGACCGTGCGCCGTCTGTTCCAAGAGACCCGCGTTCCGTTTTCCAGCGTATGCTGACTGTCGAGAGCGGCGGGCGTCAGTTTGACGCCAACGGCCGCCCGCTTACTTCGTCCGCCGGGGCAATCGGTATCGCGCAGGTCATGCCCGGCACTGCTCCCGAAGCCGCTGCCTTGGCTGGCCTGCCGTTTGATGAAAACCGTTACCGCACCGATCCGGAATATAACCGGGCGCTCGGGGAAGCTTATTTCAACGAGATGCTGCGGCAGTTCGGGGACATCGAACGTGCTGTAGCGGCTTACAACGCTGGTCCCGCAGCAGTCCGGCAGGCGATCCAGCGTGGTGGGGATAACTGGCTAAGCCAGCTTCCCGCGGAAACGCGGGCGTATGTTCCGAAGGTTCTCGGGGGCCAAGGTGGTGCTCGCCGCCTGGCCGCAACGCCGGACGCCCCGCCCAGGCCCGTGGCAGCACCTAGAGGCGCCGCTGGCAAGGAAGACGACGGCTCAAGGGCTGAAGCCAGAGCCCGCCTTGGCGAAACTCTTTCCGGTTTGGCGACAACCTACGCAAGCCTCGACCGGAGAGGTTTTGTTCCCAGTGCGGAACGCGGCCTCGTGTCCAACGTGCGGAACTACGTTGCGGGAACTGGTATCGGCCAGAGGGTAGGCCGTGCGTTGGGTTCGGAGGACCAGCGGCTCCGGGAACGGGTGAACAGCCTCCGTCCGGCCATCATCGCGCAGTTGAAACAGGTAACTGGCATGTCGGCGCAGCAAATGAACTCGAACGTCGAACTTCAGTTCTTCCTGAACATGGCGACCGATCCCACGCAGGACGTGGAGGCCAACCTGTTTGCGGTTGACCAACTCGACAAGCTGTTTGGCCCCGGAGACACGCTGAGAAAGGCCCTCCCTCCTGACCTGTATGCTCGTGTTCAGCGAGCAGGAATCGACAGCCGGCCTCGTCAGGGTGGTCCGGTCGCCGTTACCTCGGCTGCGGAAGCGCGAGCCCTCCCGCCGGGCACGATGTTTCGCACGCCTGACGGCCAGGTTCGGGTGAGGCGCTGACGTGGACGAGTTCGACGCCTTCAGCGACGTTGTGGAGACCCCGCCGGTTCCCGCAGCCATGCCGGCCTCACAGCCGGTTGCAGACGAGTTCGACGCCATCGGCGAGGTCGCACCGGCCCCACAGCCGGTTGCAGACGAGTTCGACGCCATCGGCGAGGTCGCACCGGCAAACGCTGTTCGACAGAACGAAATGCAGTTCGAGATCGAGCAGATGCTTCGGCGCGGGGCAACGCCGGATGCGGTTCGGCGGTATATCGGCACCGTCAGGAGCGCGGAAACCGGTGGCGGGATCGTTTTGCCGAAACCCACGCAGATCGAGGCCGCAGCCGATTACTACCGTCGAGGCGGGACGGATCCGCTTCAATGGGAGATCACCCGTGTAGCGCCCGACGCCGAAGGAAACTACACCCCCAGTAGCGATCTTGGCGCGACTGCGCGCGGTTTTTTTGACGTCATGCTGTTCAACTGGGCCGACGAAGCGCAAGCCTTTATCGAAACAGGCGCTCTTTCCGGGCCAGAGTATGAAGCCGCTTGGCAGCGCCAGCAACAACGCCGCCAAGCCGACAACCCGAACTTTCGTATGTTGGGGCAGGCTGGCGGAATCGCCGGGCAGTTTGCTATCCCCGCAGGCGCGCTTGGCCGTGTGGCCGGCCTGGGGAAGCAGATGCTTGCCGGTGCCGGTATCGGGGCGGGTATGAGTGCATTGGCGGGTGCCGGAGCGCAGGAACCTGACCAAAGGCTAGACACCGTGGACCAGGATGCTGTGCTCGGTGCCGGGTTTGGCGCAGTGGCGCCTCCCTTGGCCGCGGGGGCTCGGCGTGTAGTCCAGCAATTCGGCAAGAGGCCGGAGACGGCGGCGGCTGACTATATTCAATCGGCTGGCCTCGATCCGGCTGATCTTATGCAACGCGCCGAACAGTATTCGCGGTCTACCGGCAAAGGCCCCCGTCTGGCCGACATTCTGACTCCGGAAGAAGCGCGGCGCTTTACCCGTCCGCTGGAGGGGTCTCAGGTCGGTCGTGTGGCCCGTGAACTCGATACCGCCCGCACGACGTTGCCAGAGGAAATGGCTGACAGGTTGGTGCGGACTCCCAACGCAACCCCCAATGCTTTGTCGGCCAACCCCGGTGCAGGCCCGATTCCCGGCCGGCGTCCGGTTGTTGGTCCGGAAGAACTCAAGCGACGTGCCAGCGATCTTGCCGATGCAGAGTTCGGAGCCATTCGGGATACTCCTGTTGACATTTCCGGTATGCACCAGGTTATCGCCGAAGACATCCTGCCCTATGTCTCTCTGCCGAAACTGACCCGCGATCGCTTGCGCAACGCTCTCGACAACGGCCAACCCCTTACCGTCGGTGATTTTGACACGATCCGCCGTGCGCTCGCCAAGAACCCCCAGGTTCCCGGTGCTCGGGACTACAAAGACCTGGCCGACGAGGTGAACCAGTTTGTCAGCAACCAGGTGCCTGAATATGGTGTAGCCGTGCGGAACTTTGCGCGACGTAACGCTGTGGCTGATGGCGGCAATCCTCGGTATGTCGGTGGCGCTGAACTCGGACGGCAGGCAGCCAGCCCCGGTGCGTCTACGACGGACACGCTGGCCGCAATCGCCCGCCAAAGCCCCGAAGGCGCAACCGGCGTCACCCTTGGCGCCCGTTCCGGCCTGTATGACGATTCTCTCAGTCAGTCCTATTCGTTAGCCACTCGGGCAGCCAATGACCCCGGTTTTCGGGAGAGGATTGTTGCGGCCATGCCGGGCGGGGAAGGTGAAGCGTTCCTGAACTACGCCGCTTCTCAGAAGCAGGCAATCGACGCCCTTGCCGCATTGGCCCGTGTGCCGCCCGACAAGATCGAGACCGTCCTGAACTCGACCGAAGACATGGTAGACATCCTGTCCGGTTTTGGCTTCGGTGGCGGTGGCGCGTTCAAGGCGGCCATCGTCAACAATCTTCTGGCCCGCACGCCGATCGGCCGCGCTGCGGCCGAAAAACTGGCCGACGATCTGTTTGACCCCAAGAAGCTGCCCCGCGTTCTCGACATTCTGGAAAAATCTGGTATGCCGCGCCGCGGGGTCCGTGAGTTGGTGCAGGGGGTCTTCCTCTCGGCCGGCACGACACTCCTGACTGGCGATCGTGTGCCAGAAGGTGTCCCGCCTCCGCCGGAAGCCTCCATGATGGGGGTTCCGCAATGACCGCCGCCAAAACCACCGTTGAACGGCTGGCCCGTATCGAGGCGCTTCTTGAGGGTATCGACAAGCGGCTTCTTGCTCTCGAACAGGAGATCAAGCAGGTCGAGCAGGCGCACAACACTATCAATGCTGACTACCAGAAACTGAAGAACCGCGCCTGGGGCTTGTTGGCTGGCGTGTCCATGATTGCCGGTGCCGTCGGGGCGAAACTGCGCGAAATCTTCCAGTAAGGACCAGCTATGTTTGACGAACAGTTGCGTGCGTTTGCTACCGAACGCCAGCGAGAGATACTGGACGCCTTCGATCTGTATGGCTCCAATAGGGCGACAGCGAAGGCTCTTGGCTGCCACGAATCTGTCGTCAGGCGAGCAATGAAGGCGCTTAAGATCAAGGCCGCAAGGCAAGGATTCAGCCCCGAGCACGACATGACCCGGCCCGTGCCCGAGGGATTTATCGTCAAGGGCGTTTCCACCTACTACAACAGAGATTTCGGTGAGATCGGCAGATCGAACTTCCATGTTGAGACGATGATGGAGGCGCGCAAGTGACGGACGAACAGATGCGGGCTTGGACCGAGTGGCAGGAGGCAATCGCGATGCGGGACAGAATGACTGCGCGCGCGAGGACCGAGACCTACACCCGATTTCAGCACAGGGTCGAGGGCGCCCGGCAACGGTTCATGCAACTAGGACAGCAACCATGAGCGCACCCCGTTTCGCAGGCGTCACGTTGGCCGATGTGCAGGCGCTACAGCGCGCGGTCGGTGTCGATCCGGACGGCATCTACGGGCCGGCCACGCATCGCGCGGTGATGGCGCGGGTCGCGCCGGCTGCGCCACCGGACGGCAAGCGGCGCGTGGACGCGCGGGCGATCGCGCTGCTGCACCATTTCGAAAGCTGCCGGCTGACGGCCTACCGCTGCCCGGCTGGCGTCTGGACTATCGGGTGGGGCAATACGCGATACGAGGATGGCGGCCCGGTCAAGCCGGGCGACCGGATCTCGCAACAGCGCGCCGACGCGCTTTTCAGGAATATCCTTGCCACTTTCGAGGACGGCGTGGCCAAGGCGGCACCGAGGGCGACCGACCACCAGTTCGGCGCCATGGTCTCGCTGGCCTACAATATTGGGATGGCCGCATTTGGCCGGTCGTCGGTCCTGCACCGCCACAATGCAGGCGCGCACGACAAGGCGGCTGACGCTTTTCTGCTGTGGAACAAGGGCGGCGGCAAGGTGCTTGCGGGCCTGGTTCGCAGGCGCAATGCGGAGCGGCTGCTGTATCTGGGCGATTTCGCGGCTTTCGATCGGGCGATAGGATTCAAGCCATGAAATGGAACTTTCGGCGCATCATCGGCCTCATTGTCGTGGTCGGCGGGCTTTTCATCATTGCCGGGCTGCTATTCCTGCCGCTCGACAAAAGCACGATCCCGGCGGAGGTCTGGGGCATCCTGGGCGCGGTGATCGGCTGGGGCGGCAGCGTCATCGGCTACGAATTCGGCAGCAGCAGCGGCGGCCGGGCGCTGGCGCTGCGGCAGATCGAGGAGCAGGAAGAATGATATTTTTCGCGAAAATCTGGGCGCTGGTCCGGCGCGTCGATCCGCGCATCTGGCTCGGGATAGGTGTCGCGCTGCTGCTCGTGGTCGGCTACACGCAGGTCAGATCGGCCGGATTCCGGGCGGGCTATGCATCGCGCGACGGAGAGGTGGCGGCGCTGGTGAGCGACCTCCGCCAGGCGCGCGCCAATGCGGCGGCGCTGGAAGATGCGGTCGCCCGGCAGAATGCAGCAATCGCCGAGATCGAGGAGGCCGGGCAGGCAGCGCGCAGAGCCGCCGAGGGAGCCCGTCAGGAGGCCGCCAGAGAGCGAAAAGCCACGGAAGGTATTCGGGGAAGGCTCGCGGCTGTTTCGCGTTCTGGCGGGGCTGTGAGCGACCCTATGGACCCCGTAATCGTGGAAGCATGGGAGGTTCTGAAATGAGATGGGCATTTTTCGCGGCGCTGCTGCTGGCCGGCTGCGCGACGACACGGCCGGAGCCAATCGTGCGGACAATCGAAGTCAAGGTGCCGGTGCCGGTCGCCTGTGTCGAGCGGGTGCCCGAGATACCCGGCGGCCTTGGCGATATGCCCGAGACCGACAAGGCCCGGCTGGCGCGGGCACTTGAACGGCTGCTCGAATGGCGCGCCTACGGCATCGAGGCGGACGGCATTATGCGGGCGTGCTCCAAACCCTACTAAAAAAGTAACCCCCCGGTATTGAGCCCGGCATCATGCCGGTCGCCTGGGGGGTTTTGTTGATGGCCCTATACACGAGATCGCGGCTTATGTCTATTTGGCCTGCGGCCCGAGTTCGACCCGGATCCTCCGCAGATACTCCTCGCTTGTGGACCGACCAATGCCCATAATGCCTGCGATCTCCGGCAAACCTCGACCTTCGCTAAGAAGTTCGGCGAACCGATCAAGCCTCGCCCGAAACTTCTCTTGCTTGGCGTTCTCCGCGCGCCGTCGAGCATAAGCCGTTGGAGACGATCGGCGCTTTGAGAAAAACCAGGCGCTCATTGGCCCATCTCCAGCGCGGGCTTTCCGTCCAACACGCGACGCAATGCCGACCGGGCTGCTTCGTCGTCGAGGAAGAAAAGTGAACTGGCCTCGACACCCAACAGGATGTTGCCGGCCGCGAGCGTCTTATCGGAGCCAAGTGCTTCTTTCATTTCGGCTTCAAGTTCATATCCGCCCGGCGCCAGATGCACCGCCCAGCCAGCTATGCAGTGGGAGGTGCCGCAGTGCCAACTCGACATGGTGAGCGCATATGGCGCGGCCAATGCGGCCTTGGCGACCTCCAGCAGTAGAGCGGAAGCGGCTTCTGGCGTGGCGATGGGATAGCCCGCGACCTTGCTAAGCTGCGGTGCGTGGAGATGTTTGCCGGCGCGGATTTCAAGCCCGCCTCCGACGCTGGTCAGTGCCGGCAGATGCGCACCCTCGGCGTCGATGTAGAGCGAGCTACCGACGCTGGTCAGTGCCGGCAGATGCGCACCCTCGGCGTTGATGTAGAGCGAGCTACCGACGCTGGTCAGTGCCGGCAGTTGCGCACCCTCGGCGTAGATGTCGAGCCCGCCTCCGACGCTGGTGACGCATGTAGCATCGTCACCCTGTTCGACGGTGAGATCGTCCTCGACTGGGCCTTTGTAAATTGTCATGTTCTATCCTTCCAACTGGCGCTCACAAAAACAGCCATTTCAGCGCGGGCAAAAACAGAAAGACGATCACCGCCACGGCGGCGACCTTGGCGCATCAAGTTCATTGTCCGTTCCTTTCAGCAAGATATCGCCCGATGGGCACCAGGCGCTCATGCTGCCACCTTCCGGCGACGGAGAGCGAGGCCGATTAAGCCGAAGCCTGAAACCATCATGCCCCATACCGCTGGTTCGGGCACGGCAGGAGCAGGTGGCCGCCAAATCCAGACAAGGCTACCGCCAGACGGTGGCGTAACATCTTTTCCGGTTTTCAGATCGACGACCTGCGGCTTGTCGAGCGGCGGGATTGGGGCCAGGTTTGGCATCACCGGATAGAGCACCAGCGTCGGGCAGTCCATAATGCTGGTGCTTTGAGGCTTGGAAGCTGCACGAGATGCAGACGCGGGTTTCGCTTTCGGCGCAACCTTCTGCGCGACCGCACGGCTCTTGACCTTCTCGGCAACAGGTTGCGTAGCGATGCCCGCTCCAAAGATCAGAGAGCAAAGCGCGAGTTGTGCTGGTGTCAGTGCCATTATCTACCCCTTTCTCAGAACATGTTCGGATCAAAAGATTGATTCGTCAACTCGGGCCTCAAGATAGGCCCGGATGAAGGCTTCGGCTTGCGGCGCGACGAGGGCGTTTCCGTAGGCGCGCAGTCGTCCCACTCTTGCGGCAGCCCCATGAGCCAACGGGAATGCGCCGGGTTTAACTGGCCTCCACTTTCCATCTCGGCATCCGAGCCAGTCAGCATCTCGCCAGACGCCGTTAGTCGGGCCGGGCCTGGTTCGTAGACCGTCATGGCTTGCGCCAGAGTCAACCCAAAGCCGTTGCCGTTCTTCCGGTTGTTTTTGCAGCGTCTCCTGCGTTCCAGCAACGCCTCCCGGTCGGCATGGCCGAACTCCGCAGCACTCGGCGTTGGCCAGCCCGATAATGCCGCATCCGCCGCCAAAGCCCCGCCCGCCTGGTTGGGGCCCCCGTTCGAGCCGTCCGTCGCTCGTGCCGTGTTCCAACCCGCCAACCACACCTCCCGCCCCAGCAGGCTGTTCAGCTGCACATTCGGACACTCCGCCCCATCCTTGTGGTCGCGCGTCGTCGGCGTCGGCCAGCCAATACGTTCGGTGACGGATGTGCGGGGCGCCGTAGCCCGCAGCAGGGGAAATGACTGCCCCGAAGGCGTAACCTGCTCCTTCCA